CGGTCATCAACTATGTGTCGGAGCAATTAGAAAACACGACATTTTCCAACACTTCGCGCAGCTTCACATCTGGCCTGTACTCGAACACTGTCACCGTAACTCTGTACCAGAGCTACGCAGCAAGCGAGACTGAAGCCAGCATTTACAGCCTTGTGGGCACAACCACGACGCTTGTCTTAAAGCCAAGTTCATCGGCTGTCGGTGCTACGAACCCTTCGTACACTTTGACGGGCGCGTTCTTGTCGGCACATACACCGATCAACGCTTCGCTCGGCGAACTGTCCACAATTGACCTGACATTTAGCGGTGGCGTTTTAACTAAAGCCGTCGCATGATCTCGCGGCATCAGCCGCTGAGAATTACAAGTAGCAAGACCGCACAAGCGGAGCCTTGCCCGACAAAGGAGAAACAATGAAAGTCAAACTATCTATCGACCTTGGCGACGGTAAGCCAGCGCGCGAAATGACCACCAACATGCTTGCCATTGTTGACTGGGAACGAACAGAGAACCGTCGATCAGCAGACGGCAAAGGCATCGGCTTTAGCGACATGTGCTGCTGGGCTTACACACTGTGCAAACTTGCTGGAGACAAAGTGCCAGCCAACTGGCGCGAATGGGTTGCCGAAAACCCTGACATGACCATTACACCTATCAACGAGATCGCAGACGAGACCCCTTTCATCGAGGGACTTGGCGGCGAAGCCTCTGCGAAGTCCTAGCGTTAACAGGCTTCTGGCCAAAGGAGATCGAGTTCACTATGCGAGACCTGAACACCGTCACCTATGTGCTTGAGCAGATGCACCGTAAGAAGTAACCATGCCTGTCTCTCACAGCGTCGAAGTAGTCGGTCTCAAGGAAACGATCAACGCCCTACGCAAGATTGACCCACAGCTGCAGAAAGACTTTAAGGCTGAAGCGACAGCGATCGCACAGCCAGCCATTCAAGCTGCAAAACTTGCATACAGCCAGTTTCCATTGTCTGGCATGGCGCGCAAGTGGTCTGATCGAGGCCGCAAGATATTCCCGTTTACAATCTCGGGCGCACAGTCAGGCGTAAAGATGCGCTTTGACACTCGCCGCAACGCTGTTGGCGTGATCCTGATCGAGCAAAAGAACCCAGCGACAGCAGTGTTTGAGGGTGCAGGCCGTAAAGACACAAACCGTTTAGGCACATCACTTGACTCTGTCAGCTCTGAGCGTGGCTTTGCAATGGCGATGCCGGGTAGGACTCGACTGATCGGCCCAGCGGTCTATAAAGCTCGACGCGGTATTGAGGGCGAAATGGAAAAGATGGTGCTAAAGACCATTAACCAAATACAGAAAGACTTGAACTAATGGCACTGTCTATCCCCATCATCAGCGAGTTTCAAGGCGGCGGCGTAGACAAAGCCATCAAACAGTTCCAGCAACTTGACGGCGTAGGCGCAAAGACAGGCTTTGCATTAAACAAAGCATTTTTACCTGCTACTGCTGCGCTCGGTGCATTGACTGCTGGCATCGGTCTAGCCACAAAAGCGGCAATAGAAGACGAGGCCGCGCAGCTTGAATTAGCTCGTCAGTTACGCGCCACGACACAAGCCACAGATGCACAAATTAAATCGGTTGAAGAGTCCATAAGTGCGTTTAGTAAGCAGACCGCAATGGCTGACGATCAGCTGCGCCCAGCGTTGGCAAACTTGGTGCGCGCTACAGGCTCGCTTGAGTTGTCACAAAAGGCAATGTCGGTCACTGCAGATTTGGCTACTGCAAAGAACATTGATATGGAGACTGCCAGCGTCGCGGTTGCTAAAGCTTTAGCAGGGCAGACTGCTGCACTTATAAAATTAGATCCTTCTCTAGCGGATGTTATTGACAAATCTTCAAACGCTGACCAGATCATGCAGGCGCTTAACAATTCTGTCGGCGGCGCAGCTGAGACTTTTGCCAATAGTGCCGCGGGCGGTTTAAAAAACTTTTCTAATCAATTAGAGGAAATTAAAGAAGGAATTGGCACTGCTTTTATCCCGATTTTGCAAAAATTGTTGCCTTATGTACTTGATTTTACAACTTTTTTAGAAGAAAACACTCAGGCAGTACTTAAAGTTATTGGCGCGGTTAGCACTTTAAGTTCTGTAATTGTGGCAGCAAATGTTTCTATGAAGGCTTACAACGCTTTGCAAGTTGTCGTAAGCGCAGCCAACACTGTGCTAGCAGGATCGTTTACCACGGTCTCGGCATCGGCTAGCGTGTTGACTAAAGGCTTAGGCGTAGTCACGATTACCCTTGCCGCGCTGTACGAGCTGTACCGCGAAGGCCCTCGAGCCATCGCCGAGTTTATGCTGCCGTTTAAGCAATTTGCCGTCGGCGTATACAACGCAGTAAAGGTAGTTGCCAACGGCATTAACCAAATTATTAACTCTGCAATTATCGGACTAAACAAACTAATTGACGGAATGAACCGTCTGCCGTTTGTAAACATTGACTATGTAGAACTATTGCCAGAACTTGCTTACACACCTCTGCCGGGATTAGACATGCCAGCATCAGTTGGCTCAGGCTTTGCGCGTGAAGGCGGCACAGGCTCTATCGGCTCCAGCCCTATGGCAATGATCGAGTCGGCTTTAGTAGCCCCAGCCCCAGCTGCTGGTGGCGGCGGTGGCAAGTCCTCAAGCGTCCTAGACCTATCTAAAAACTATGCAGGCAACATGGGCGGCAACTACGGCATCACAGGCAACGCAGCAGACTTCTCAAGCCTCTTCGATCAGTTCATGGTTGAGCGCGGCACACCGATCACAGTCAATGTCAACGGCGGTCTAGCCACATCAGCAGACATCGGTCGTGCTGTAGTGAACAGCATTAAAGCCATGAACCGAGTGGACGGCCCAGCACAAATACAGGTCGCCTAATGGCTGCCACGATCGTCCAGTCAGGGTCTTACGATCTCAAGATCGCTACAGGCTTCCTCGTTGACGCTTTTACGCTTGACGACCCAGTGAAGGGCTTGCTGGACTCGACTGATTATGTGCTGGACGGTACGACAGAGTTCGCTTCCGTGATCGACGGCGCTACAAGCATCAGCGTGTTCCGTGGACGCAGAGACATCGGCGACCAGTTCACTGCTGGCACAATGAGTTTCGATCTTAACGACACATTTACGGGCGGCATCTTTAACCCGTTCGATACTCAGTCACCGTATTACGACACCGATCAGGCTGTGCCGGGTCTAGCCCCTATGCGTAAAGTCGTGCTCAGTCGTGAGGGCGAGGAATTGTTTAACGGCTACATCGTTGACTACTCGTATAATTTTAATCTTGGCGGCCTCGACACCGTCAGCGTCGCTTGCGCTGATGACTTTTATCTGCTCAGCCAGACCTACATGGACGAGTTTAATGTGACCGAGCAACTTGCCAGCGCTCGAGTAGCAGCAGTCTTAGACCTGCCCGAAGTAAACGCTTTTCAGTTGCCAGGTGAGCGCAGTATTGAAACCTCAACCATTTTGCTGGGCGGTGCTTCCGCATATACCGTTCCCTATGGCACATCGGTCGCTGCTTACATGGCAAAAATTAACGAGTCTGTGCAGGGCCGCATCTTTATTGCGCGCGACGGTACTTTCACATTCCAAGACCGCATTGGTGACACGCTTTCGGCATCATCAGCAGACTTCCACGATGACGGCACAAACATTCCTTACGACAATGTGGGCATCTCGTTTGAAGCAAATCAGGTCATTAACAGGGCAGCAGTGCAACACGCTGGCGCCACAAGCCCAGAGATCGCCGAGGACTTGACATCGCAGGCTACCTATTTTATTCAGACCACAGCCATCTCGGACGCTCTAGTGCATAACGATGTCGCAGCTCTTGACCTTGCTAACTACCTGCTTGTAGGCCAGCCAGAGGCGCGCTACACCAATGTGTCAACCCTGTTCGCATCCCTCACCGATGCCCAGCGCGACACGGTGGCAGTCCTCGAAATCGGCAACACCGTCACCATAGAGAAGTCATTTACCAGTGGGGTCACGATCACATCATTGGCGCAAGAACTAGCCATTGAGGGCATCCAGCACGAGATTGACCTATCTACGGGCCACAGGATCACCCTGTTTACCTCACCCACGACGCTCGTTTTTGAGCTGATTTTGGACGACAGTGTGTATGGTCGCATAGATGAAGAAAATGTCTTAGGATAAGGAGCATTATGGGAGCAAACGCAGTTACTACAGTCCCCGTTTATACGGCAGGCGAAGTCCTGACAGCGGCAGACATGAACATCACGAACTCTGGTATTCCAGTTTTTGCAACGACTGTCACGCGCGACGCGGCTTTCGGTGGCACAGGCGAAAAGACTTTAGCCGAAGGTCAGTTTGCTTACATCGAGGCAACTAAAACAACCCAGTATTACGATGGCGCGGCTTGGCAATCTGTTGGTGTTGCGCCGGGCCTTGTGCTTATTAAGACGCAAACTATTGGCACAACTGTTGCAAGCGTTACCGTTACTGACGCGTTTAGTAGCACTTATGACACTTACAAAATTACTGTTTCGGGCGGCGTCGGAAGTACTAGCAGTCAATTTAGACTGCAACTTGGCGCAACAACGACTGGATATTATTCAATTAGTAATCAGCTTTATTATTCAAACGCTACAGCGGAAAACGCCAGCCAAAGCAACGGCGCATACTTCCAAAGTTTTGGCGATGTTAAAACAACTGCTATTTCAGCATCTGCCGAAATAGGTGCGCCTAATTTGGCAAAACCTACAACTTTCAACGCGCCCATTATGGGTGCATCGACAGACGGCGTAGGAGGATTTTCTGCAGGTTTCTTAAACAACTCAACGCAATACACGGCGTTTACAGTTAGCGCAGGTTCTGGCACACTTACGGGCGGCACTATCCGCGTTTACGGATACGCAAATAGTTAGGGCAAAACATGACATACGAAGAAGCAATAGCGTTATATCCTCACAGCGAAGTTCATGTGCAAATTGATGATGTTGTGCGCCTAATGACCCCAGCCGAGTACGAAGCGTTTATACAACAACAAGTCGAGTATGTTCCGCCGTTTGGCTAAGTATGCGGCGCTTGTTTTTATGGTTGCAGTCGTAGCAGCGGTACTTAATGGATGCAGCAGCACACGAGTCAACATTGAGCCGAACAGGTGCTTTACGCGAACGGCTTGCGATGTCGCCAGAGGATAAACACGCACGACTAATCCTCATCGTAGGCATCACAATGTCAATTAGCTTTGCCGCGATCGTGCTCGGCTTCGTGTACGGCCTACTGTTCGTAAACCAGCCACTTGAACAAGCCCCTAACGACGCAGCCTTCATCGACCTACTCTCGACCGTTGTCGTGTTCCTCACAGGATCACTCGGCGGCCTATTAGCATCCAACGGAATAAAAAAAGCCAAACAGACAGGGGCAACAAATGAAAGCCAGTGATAAAGCAATGATCTCGACCTACATCAACAGCGCCATTGCAGCAGCAGTAGCGCTCTACATGTCAGGCAACACCGACCCCAACGACCTACTCGGTGCAGCCATCGCAGCTGTAGCACCACTATTCATCGGCTATGTCAACCCGAAAAACAAAGCTTATGGCATTGGCAAAAACCCCGAAGCCTAAAGCACCGACGCTTACTGTCGTCCCAGACAAACTCGAGCGCCACTATCACAAGCTGGTAATGCCGTCAACGCTTGCCCATGTAACCCCGGGTGAACTACCAGCAGGCCTGCTCGTTGATGTCAAGCCATACGGCAAACTGCACCCACTAGCAGCCGACGCATACATGGCATTACGCGACGCAGCGTTCGCAGCAGGCGTTAAGACTTTTAAGCCCACATCGGCAGCCGACACCTATCGCAGCATGTCAACACAGACCGCTGGCTTCCTTGCTCGCTACCAGACCCAGCCAATCGCAGGCGCATCGACGCGCACTTGGAAGGGTGTCACTTATTACCTTAAGGCTGGTAATGCGCCGATGGCCGCACCGGGTACATCGCGGCATAATCTCGGGCTGGCCTGTGACATTTCGGACGCATCAGAAACAGGGCGCATGCAATTTATGCTCAAAAACATCGAGTCCTACGGCTTTACATGGGAAGTGCAATCAGAGCCATGGCACATCTTTTACTATGTCGGCGACCGCGTTCCAGCCCTTGTGCAGCAATGGAAACAGGCTAAATCCTTG